GCCAGAACCAGCAGTTAATGTTGCTCTAGTAAATCCTGTTCCATTACCAATGTCCAAAGCACCATTGGCAGGAGTTGATGTTAAGCCTGTACCGCCATTGCCTATTGGTAAAGTTCCTGTTACGCCTGTAGTCAATGGCAAACCCGTTAAGTTTGTTGCTACACCAGATGTAGGCGTACCCAATAAAGGTGTTACCAAAGTGGGAGAAGTAGCAAATACAGCAGAGCCAGTTCCTGTCTCATCAGTCAAAGCAGAAAGCAAGTTTGCGCTAGATGGTGTTGCTAGAAAGGTTGCTACACCAGTTCCAAGACCCGCAACACCTGTGCTAATTGGCAAGCCAGTAGCATTAGTTAAAGTACCGCTTGTGGGTGTTCCTAAAATTGGGGTTACAAGAGTTGGGCTTGTAGCAAAGACCAAAGACCCTGTGCCAGTTTCATCTGTTACAGCAGAGATTAGATTGGCACTTGATGGAGTCGCTAGAAAGGTTGCAACGCCAGTACCCAAACCACTTACGCCTGTTGAGATTGGCAAACCAGTTGCATTAGTCAAGGTTGCGCTAGTAGGAGTGCCTAGAATCGGTGTGACTAGCGTTGGCGAGTTTGACAAGACAACATTGGTTGTTCCTGTGCTTGTTGTAACACCAGTACCGCCGTTTAATACCGCCAAAGTTCCTGTAATGTCAGCAGTTGAGAGACTTACTGCATCCCATGAAGCATTTGTGCCATCGCTTTGCAGATATTTGTTGGCAGCAGATGCTTGTGCTGGCAAGAGGTTATTCAACGCACCTGCGGCTGTTGAAGCACCCGTTCCTCCATCAGCAACCGCTAAGTCTGTGATGCCAGTAATCGTGCCACCCGTGATTGCCACGCTAGAAGATGTGATCGGGCCAGTAACACCCGCAGTAGCCGTGACAGCACCTGTCAATGTACTAGCACCTGTTACATTCAATGTGGTACTTGCCGTGATTGCTTTAGCCGCTAGAGTTGTGTTTGCTACTGTGGCAGTTCCTGTTGCCGCACCAATGTTGACAGCAGTAGCCGCACCACCTAGATTTAAGGTAGTTGAGACAGTGTTAAATGCCGCTTGTGTTACCGCACCAACCAACGCACCCGCTAGAGTTGTCGTGCCAGAAGCCGCTAGAGTTGTGAACGCACCCGCTGCTGGGGTTGTTGATCCAACAGTTGCACCATCAATTGCACCGCCAGTAATTGCGGCAGCAGAGTTATCTGTCTTTGTCGCAACAGCAGTAGCAATGTTGTTGTACTCAGTATCAATCTCAGTGCCTTTGACAATCTTTAAGGGATTGCCAGGCGACAAGTTGTCTTTGGTTGCAAAGTTTACTGTTTTTGTATAGTTCGACAAAGTAATTCTCCTTAAGCTGTTCTGCCATCTTTGGCTTGAATTTCAATCTTTTGCAAAGACAATGCAACATCATTGATGGTTGTCTCATAGCCAGTCTGGACAATCTTTCCCGCACCAGAGGCATTGGCTCTTAAAGTCTTAATTGGAATACCACTTGTGTACTCAGCAGTGCCATATTCAGCAGTTCCATACTCATAACTCACTTGGGTAGGGATATAGACGTTCTGTGCTTCATAAGCACCTAAGTAATCAAACCCCCAATTGATCGTTAAGAACTGGTTTGAGCCACCAATCACAATCGCTGAAATAGTCTTTAAAACAGAAATTTGATTAGGGTTGCCAAGGTCAGCATTGTTGGTGTAATAGGCAAATCGGTAAGTAGATGTGTCATCTAAATAACCCGTGTATTTACCGATATACCCATTTTTACCAATGTACAAATCACCATTTCTGAGTGACCGCAAAGATGTTGGTGCAATAGAGTCCCACTTAGTGACCCGTGAAGAACCATCTTGCAAAGATTGTTTGGTATCAAAGCAATAGACTTGGAAAGTAGTGGGTAGCACAAGCAAGTAAAACGCTTCTTTTTCTGAGTAAACAGATTTCAGATTATCCAATGTCTCACCCGCCAATGATGAGTTCAAATCAAAACGCACATTCTTGGACAAATCTCTCAGAGGTGCAGACTTCTCTTGAATCGTCCTCATCAAAGAGCGAACACCTGAGTCGGACAAGAACACTACATCAGAGCCAATGCTTTGAATCGTATCCCTAGCGATACACCCAATAGAACCTACTGTGTCGCTCAGAACCAGAGAGGCGGGAGTTGAAGCACCAGAGTAAACAAGAATCTGACGTTTACCAAAGATGAACAAGAAATCATTGTGCGCTGCCAAACCCATCACTTCATCAGCACCATTAGGCCAAACTCTAGAAACATCAAGTGAGCCTGATGTGCCGCCTGACCAAATATGACCCGCAATCAGATCAGAGAATGTAATGGTAACTTTGTCTGTGGAGGTGTTTGCTACCCACAAACGACCAAAAGCCGAGATTGCAATGTTGGCTAAAGGAACAGTCCCTGTGTAGCCTGTTTTCTCGGACACTCTGCGATAAGTTGAAGTGCTTACAGCGGGGTCATAGATCAGTGGGTCATGGCCTGTTTGAAAGAAATAAGCTATGCCATTCAAAGATGCACATTGCCAATTTGATGCAGTAATTGTTGGGGCTGTACCACCCCCCCCATAGGTCAATTCAGTTACCGCATTGGAAGTACCTAGCTTAAATAGCTTGTTATTCCCTGCGAACAGAACAGTCAAAGTGCCATCAATCTGGACTAACTCATGTATCACGCCCACATCATTAGCACCAAGAGTACCTGATGACGCATTGACTCTATCCCAACCCTTCCTAGCACCGATCCGACCATACTGGTCAAGAATGCAGTTAGTCGCAACCAAAGCAAAGCCAGCCCCTAAATCAAGGGGCGAGTCTTCAGTGTTCAGGCCGTAGAAGCCTGGTGCTGAGAGACTGTAACTTTGTAAAGGTTTAGACATTACACGGGTTCAAAGTTGTTTTCTACATAACGAGTGCCTTCGAGTGCAATGGCATCCGAGAGCATTCCCCTGAACAGAGCGTAGGCTTCAGAGGAGGCAGTCCCGCCATCCTCGCCACGCTCAATCAATGCCCTTGCATAAGCACTTTGGGCAACCAAGTAATCCAAGACTTTTACAGATGTAGCGTCAGAGGAGAGAGTCGCTTGTGGTACAGCCAAATCAAATATGACTGTATAGACCCCATTAGGAATTGGAAATAACTCTACTTTGGTATCTCCACTAGCATCAACACCATCAAAAGTAAACTCAGAAGGTATGCCAGTTGATGGAGTGCCAAAGTTCAATTTGCGGTTCATGTCCACAAAACTGATATTTCTTAAACCTATAAAACTTGTTGAGTTAATAGCATCATTGACTTGAAACTTCTGACCCGCACCCGTCATTGAATAGGCGTGTGTGTTGGCAACAGTTGTAAGAGTGACTGTTGTGCTGAGAACATTCCAATTGAAAGCATCCTCAATCTGACGCTTGGCATCATTGACAAACTTGCCAATCAGAGAGGAGTAGGTTGTTTCGCCAACAGTTGTAACTGATGACTCACGCAATCGAATGAGAACGTCATTAACAAGTTCTAGGTAAGTCATGCTCTTTGTGACCCTTCAAGTTCAAATGTTGCAACAACTCCCATCGTTGACGCTGCCTCAGTTGTTACCTTCAAAATGTCATCCTCTTCCATGACAAAGTAGTATGGCAAGCCAAATGACAATGAGGTTTTGGAAGCAATTGTGTATTGGTAAATTACGCTCACAGTAACGCTTGCGCTAGTGTCAACCCAATCAAAAGTAACGTGCTTGTTTGAGCCAGTAGCGTTGTTAGCGTGAATCAAAGCCACCTTTGCGTAGTACCCCTTGGGGACTGTGTACAAGGTTGTCAGCGTGTTAGCTGTTGGATTTGAACTGACTGATACTGCTCTCACTTCTTATTCCTCTTAGAGATAGCTTTGGCTTTCGCCTTTGCGTCTTCCTTGGACGATGCACCCCAAGCATTAAGAGAAAGTAGAAGTCTTGTCGGCTTTCCATCTTTCATCTCAGCCCCAGGCATATTGCCCATTCGTGCGAGAAAGGAGGCCCTTCGAGGGTTATCGCCTGACTTCACTGGCGGCTTTAAATTGCCGCCTGTCTCTGCATTATAAGACGCTCTTCCCTTGGCATTCAACCCCCCTTTTGAGTTTTGTCCAGATTTTGTTTGCCAAGTTGGAGATTTCATTTCTTCACCTTTTGACCTTGTTTCATATCAGTACAAAATCTTGGCTGTGATTGTT